TGCAGAAGCATTACCTGCTATGACTTAGACCAGTTGCAGAAGAAGCACCCTAACTTCCTAAACAACACCACAGTTGGCGCGATGGTGGATTTGATCGTTATGAAGGCAGAAGACGAGGGCGGCAACAAGCTCTTTACTTCTGCTGAGGATCGCATCGATTTGATGGGCGAAGAAACTAACGTAATTAGTGAAATCGCAAATCAGATGTTTGCACAGATCGAGTCAGTAGAGGCGGCTGAGGGAAACTGAGAAGCGATCAGTCGAGGATAAATCTGCTTTCCTTAGCTGACCGCCTTCACATGAGCATAGAAGAAGCAGAGCAAATGCCTGTCAGTCACTTTAACGAGTGGTTGGCCTACTACAAAATACTGAGTGAGCAAGATGGCTGAAGATGTAAAAATCACGATACGGGCATTCGACAAAACCCAGAAAGCATTTGGCGGTGTTACTGCTGGTCTGAAGGGTATTGCTAAAGCTGTTTTTTCTGCCAAAACTGCTGTTGCAGGTCTTGCTGGCATTGCAGGCATAGGCTTTTTAATTAAGCAGTCATTAGCCGCATCTGATCAGCTATCAAAAACTGCACAAAAAATAGGCACTACAACTGAAGCTCTTAGTGCCTTGCAATATGCTGCAAAAATAACAGGCGTAGAAGCTAACACCCTAAACATGGCAATGCAGCGATTTACTCGCAGAACTGCTGAGGCTGCCAACGGTACAGGTGAGGCTAAAAACGCTTTGCGTGAGCTGGGATTGGATGCTGAGGCATTAGTGCAGATGCCTTTAGATCAGCGAATGATTGCTCTTGCAAAAGCCTTTTCAGTAGCCAGACCAGAAGCACAAAAGCTGGCGCTTGCCTTCAAGCTGTTTGATTCAGAAGGTGCCGCATTAATAAACACCCTTAACCTCGGTGAGCAAGGGCTTCGCGAATTAATGCAAGAGGCTGAAACTTTAGGGCTTGTATTGGATCAGCAAGCAGCAACTGGCATCGAAAAAGCAAACGATGCAATGTTTAAGTTTTTTTCAATTACACGCGGATTAATTTTGCAGCTTACCGCTGGGCTTGCACCTGCCTTAGAACTTATTGCCACAGAGTTAAAAGAAAATACATTAGCAAGTATTGAGGAAGCAGGTGGCAGCGTTAAAGAGTTTGGGAAGCAACTTGCCATTAGTTTTATAACAACTATAGGCCAAAGTATTTCTGCACTTGGCCAATTAGTTAGAGGCATTACTGATTTTATGAAAGGCGCTCTTGAGATGATCAACTGGGCGCGTGAATGGATGGGCTTGTCAGAAATTACGGCTGATCTAAACTATGATCTTGCCAATAGCATTGAAGATTTTGGCGCAAGAGTTTGGCGTGCTGGCTATGGCTTAAAGTTTTTAAACGATACAACTGACGAAACAAACAAAAAAGCAGGGGAAGCCCCAAATATATTCCAAAAGTGGGGGGCAAGCATAACTGACGTAGCCAGCAAAATGCCCAACCTGCGTGAGCAAATGGATTCAGTTGGCAAGACTTTAGAGTCATCACTGACGCAGGGCTTCACCGATGCAATCACTGGTGCAAAATCATTTGGCGATGCCATGAAAAATGTTGCTAGGACGGTCGTTGATGCGCTAATGAAAATGTTTGTCCAATATATGATTGTCCAGCCAATGCTTAACGCTTTGGGTGGTGCGCTAGGTATTACCCCAACAACATCTCCAACTGGCAAGGCAATTGGAGGATCAGTGCAGGCTGGTCAGCCTTATATGGTTGGTGAACGCGGCCCAGAGATGTTTGTGCCTAATCAGTCAGGCTCTATTGTGGCTAACAACAACATGGGCGCAGGATCAGGCGTAGTTGTTAATCAAACTATCAATGTCACTACAGGCATCCAAAGCACTGTTAGAGCTGAGATAATTGGACTGATGCCACAGATAGCGCAAGCCGCTAAAGGCGCTGTAGCAGACGCTAGGGTGCGTGGTGGTAACTTCTCAAGAGCAATGGTCGGAGCATAACGAATGCCTTTATCTTTTCCCAATGTCGGCATACAGAATATGTCAATGCGCCTAAAGCGTGTTGTGGCTGTTGCTGAATCTCCGTTTACTTTAGATACTCAGGTCTATACCCATCAGGGCGCAAGGTGGGAGGCAGAGGTTACTTTGCCGCCTTTGACCTATGCTGAGGCTAGGTCAGTAGAGGCATTTATTGTTGGACTCAAAGGGCGTGAAGGCACATTTACTTTTGGTAACCCACTGCATACAGATACAGCCAACGTGACTACAAGCGGCACCACTGCTATCAGGGCAGAGACCTTGACAACCTCTGGAGGCAGCACAGCGGTATCGGCAGGAACATACTTCCAGCTAGGCAGTTATCTATACTTGGTTACAGCAGACAAGTCATCAGGCGCTGGTACTTTAGAGTTTCAGCCGCCCTTACGCGAGGCAATAGCTACAGGTCAGGCATTAGACTTCACCCAGCCTAAGAGCCTTTGGCGCATGGCATCTAATGAGGTTTCTTGGTCTACTAATGAGGCCAGCTTACAGGGCTTTAGCTTTGCTATGGTTGAAGCATTATGAGTAGGGCTTTATCCAGTGCAATGCAGGCAGTATCAACTGCTGATGTCGTTCGCCCTATATTCCTTGTGCGTATGGTATTTGATTCAGGCGAAACGCCTAACGAATTAAACCTATGGTCAGGTGTTGGCGATCTTACCTATGACAGTGAGACTTATACTGGCGTTGGTGACTTGTTAGGAATTAGCCCAGTCACTGAGACATCTGATATGCAGGCCAGTGGTATTAACGTAACCCTAACAGGCGTTAAATCATCTTTGGTGGTGATAGCTAAAGATCACGAATATCAGGGCAGGCCCATAACTGTAATGCTTGGCGCGTTTGATGCTTCTGGCGATCTAGTGGCTGATCCGACTGTGATATTTGCTGGCTTTATGGATACTATGACTATCGCTGAATCAGGCGAGACATCTACTATATCTATTGCTTGCGAAAATAAATTAATTGCATTTGAAAGGGCAAAGGTCAGACGCTACACCGCAGAAGATCAGAAGATCGATCACCCTACCGACAAAGGCTTTGAGTTTGTAACGGCAATAGTAGAAAAAGAAATTATCTGGGGCAGAGCTTCACCTGCATCGAATCCTACCTATACTGGGCGTGGTGGTGGAGGAATGAGGATTGGCAGATGATAAAGATTGCGCATGAATGCATGGCTAATGTCAAAGAAGATATAAAGCCACTGCTTGATAAACATTGGGCAGAGACTGAGCCAAACCAAGATACAATACCACTCGACCCAGACTGGAAAGAATACGCTTTGCTAGATCAGATGGGCATATTGCACATATTTACTGCTAGGGAAGGTGGCGAGCTAGTTGGTTACTGTGTGGTTATGGTATCAAAAAGCATTCACCACAAAGATCATATTTTTGCTTCTACTGATGTAATTTATGTAAAGCCTGAGTATAGGAAAAGCACTACAGGGGCAGAGCTAATAAAGTTTGCTGAGGCGCACTGCAAAGAAAATGGCGCTTCATTAATGACCCTAAACATGAAGGTGGATTTTCCTTTTGACGGGCTAATGCAACGAATGGGCTTTAATCTTTTAGAGCGCGTTTATCACAAGTGTTTTTTAGGCGAATAGAATGGCTACAGTAGTAATAGCAGGTTTGGTAAGCGCGGCAGGAGCTGCTGCAACTATAGGGTTTGCCGCAATAACATTCAGCCAAGTTGCGATAGCCTTTGCTATTGGTGCTGGTTTATCTTTAGTTTCTCAAGCCCTAATGCCAAGCATTGATTTAGGGGCTGCTATGGAAGGCAGGTCAATAACAACAAGAGAAGCTGCACAATCGCGCAAGATAGTCTATGGCCGAGCTAGAGTAGGCGGGAATATCGTTTACCTTGAGTCAACAGGCACTGACAATAAATACCTATGGTTGGTTATCGCTGTAGCTGGGCATGAGATTGATGCCTTCGAGGAAGTCTGGTTTAACGATGTTAAAATATGGGATGGTAGTTTTGTTGGGACTTGGGGCAACTATGTAAGCATAGGTTTTCACAAGGGAGATCAGACTACAGCCGATGCAGGTTTAAACGCAGCGTCAACTAAATGGACATCAGATCATAAGTTGCTAGACACAGCCTATATGGTGGTCAGGCTGACCTATGACGTTGATCAGTTTGCTAATGGCTTGCCTAATATCTCAACTGTAGTTCGCGGGAAAAAGGTTTTAAATCCTGCTACCAGTGTTACTGAGTGGTCCCAAAATCCAGCCTTGTGCGTTTATGATTACTTGCGAGACACTAAATACGGTCTGGGTGAGACTGTAGGAAATATCTTAACGTCTAGCATTACTGCTGCTGCAACTGTCTGTGAAGAAACGGTAACCCTTGCTGCTGGTGGGACTCAAAAGCGATATCAATTAGATGGCGTTGTAGATACTGCTGGCTCTATAAAAGGCAACTTAGACTCGATGCTCGGTTCTATGATTGGGCGGCTTGTTTTCTCGGCAGGTAAGTTTGAGATATATGCAGGCGAATATGTGGCCCCTACCTACAGCGTAGATGAATCGGTCGCTGTTGGTGATATAAGCATCCAGACCAAGCAGTCTAGGCGTAATGCTTACAATGGCGTAAAAGGCGTGTTTTTATCCGAGGATGATAACTTTATTCTTGCCGACTACCCTGCACAGCTATCTAGCACTTTTGTGGCTGAAGATGGCGATCCAATCTATTTAGATATGCCGTTACCTTTCACGGTTAATAATATTCGCGCACAACGGATAGCAAAGCTGGCCTTGTTCCGTAGCCGCCAGCAAGAAGCAATAACCATACCCTGCAACCTTAGTGCTTTACGGTTTAAGATTGGCGACAATATCAATGTAACGAATGCTCGACTGGGTTATTCCAATAAGGTGTTTGAGGTTGTTGGATATAACTTAGACTTTGCAGATGGCCAGATTGTAGTAAATGTAGATGCTATTGAGACTGCGGCATCTATCTGGGACTGGACTGCCTCAGACGAGGAAGTCTATCTTGGCGCTGGTGAGGTTGCGTTATATGACGGGCTAACTGCTGCTGCGCCTACTAATCTCAGCGTAACGGGTGACAGCTTTTTAAACTCTGACGGCACATTTAACGCAGAGTTTAACGTGGCGTGGACTAATGCTGACGATGCCTTTACCGATCATTATGTGGTTGAGTGGAAGCTGGCTAGTGCGTCTAACTATTACTCTATGACAACTAAGTCTAGCCCTGCTGTAATTACTACACTACAGAATGGCCAGACCTACAACGTCAGGGTTAAAGCTATCAATGAGATTGGTGTCTCTTCTTCTTATGTAGCAGCTTCACCGACAGCAGCGACTGATACCACTGCGCCAAGTGTACCTAGCAGTGTATCAGCTACAGGCCAGTTTGAGGCTATATCTGTCAACTGGACGAATCCTACTGCCGCTGACTTTAGCCATGTAGATGTTTATCAATCTACATCATCTAGCGGTACATATTCTTTAGTCGGCAAAAGCTCTGGCACTTCATTTGTTAAGGTAGGACTAAGCACTACAACTACCTATTACTACAAGGTGAAGGCCGTAGACTTTACAGGCAACCAGTCTGCGTTTAGTGGCGTAGTCAGCGCAACTACAACAGCAGCACCAGCAGCGACTATTCCTGATGGTAGTATCGATACGATAAAAATTGCAGACGATGCAATTACTAATAGGCTTATTGATACAGATGCAGTTAATTCTGATTCTATCGCAGCTAACGCAGTTACTGCTGTAAAAATTGATGTAGCTAATCTAGCCGCTATTAGTGCTGATATAGGTACGATTACCGCTGGATCTATTGATGGCGTAACCGTAAAGATTGGCACTGGCACAAGCATATTTAAAGCGGACACCAACGGAATTTACTTAGGCAACGCAACATTCGGCAGCGCACCGTTCAGAGTAACCCCTGCTGGCGCAATCACAGCCACTAGCGCAACAATTACAGGAACGATCACAGCAACTAACATTGATGGAACAACCGTTAAATACAGTGGCGGTAATTTAGAAGTCGGCATTATTGATACGCCTAACATCGACAATGACGCTATAACTAATGCGCTGATAGCAACTGATGCTGTTAATGGCGACTCGATTGCGGCAAATGCTGTGACAGCAGTGTCTATTTTAGCAGGCACAATTACTGGCAATAAGCTAGAAGCAGGGACTATAACGGCTAATGAAATAGAAGCCAGAACTATTACTGCCGCACAAATTGCTACAAACACTTTAACTGCCGCTGAGATACAGGCATCTAGTATTACAGTAGATAAGCTCTCAGGCGATGTGTCAGAGCTTTACCCGACCAGTGTATATGTTAATACCACCATTACCTCTACAGCAGCATTTACGCAGCAATTCTATATCCCCGCGCCATCTTTAAGCATTAGCAAGCGCCAGCGTATAGACATGGATTTTGATTTTGTTGTAATCAATAGCTCAGGGACAGATTATCAGGTAGAGTTTCAGTTCGGATTGCAGGTTAAAAGCAAAAGCGCAACAGGTGTACAAGTTGGATCAGCAGGTGGCGTTACTTTGTCTAGCAATCCCTTCCCGTATAACTGGTGGATATACCTATCTGGCAATTACCTTTCTGCCTTAGATAATACTGGGGGTGTTGCAAATAATTCTAGCGGAACCAGCAATGGCAATATCAATTCAGTGTTTTACCATACTGCTCTAAATAGAACATATATTATGGTATCAGCTTTATCTAGTCCATTTGCTACAGGTGATACTTTATATTTCAACCCTTACAGATTTGCTGGTGTAAATACTTATGTTGATCCAGCTTCTCTTGATGATATTCGCATACACGTTCCAGCGGGAACTACGCAGACTGTAAGACACAACATTGCTAAAACATATGGCGAGTCTACTACTACAACGGAATTTAGGCCGGAAATAGTTGGTACTACTAACATAACAAATGTAACTGCAAAGCTGATGAAGTATAGCGGAACAATGGAGAACGTATCTTGATAGAAATCGGTTATACTACTCTCGATGGCGATGATACCGTGACAGGTACATACAATAGTCCTGTTGATGCTAACACCGCATTAGAGGCATTAAATATTACTCTTCGCTCAAGAGATGACATTTACACACTTTTTATTCAGGCAGATCATGGCGAAGGCATGATTAAGTATGGGTTCGTAGACCCCTAGAGGCATAAGATGACTTTTTACTTAGTAAAAGATGACAATGCGCCACAGGTAAAGGCGACGATCACTAGAGAAGATGACGGATCTATCGTTGATTTAACTGGCTGCACTTTGGTTTTGAAATTTCGCAAAAAAGGCGGCACTACAACCCTGTTTACTCTTAGCGGTGTAAATAACCCTAATACAAATTACGCAAAGGGCATAGTGTTGTTTAGTTTTGGAGCGACAGATTTAGACCTTGATTCTGGCTACTACGAGGGCGAGATTGAGATTACTTACCCTTCGGGGACAGTCGAGACAATCTACGAGCTTTTAAACTTCAAGCTCAGGGCTGATTTCTAAGATGGCTGACGCTAAGTTTGCTCTAAGGCGAGCTATAGCGAAGCTGTCTGCGTTAAAAGCTGCGGCACAGGTTGTTAGCCTTAGAGCAATAGCGGCAGTAGAGGTTGGCGCTTTTATTGTTGGTCAACTATTTAGCAAGGCTTTTACAGATGCAGCAGCTATTGTGGATTCCGTTGCGCGTGCATTAGGCAAGTCGCCATCTGACTCGGCAGGTGTTGCAGACAACGCAACATTGGCATCGACCAAAGGTTTAGCTGATAGCGGCACTGCCGCAGATCAGGCTGTCATAGAGGCTTTGAAAGAGCTTGCTGACGCAGGCAGCGTTGCTGATGCTGCTGCTTTGTCTGCTATTTTAGCCAAGTCAGAAAATCCAGCGGTTAGTGATTTAGCCGCATTAGATTTTACATCGACGGAAAGCGACTCTGCGTCTTTGACAGATGTAATTACTGTGCTTTTGTTTTTCGGTGTTGACCTAACAGACAGCGGCACGCTGACTGATGATGAGTTTTTCGACTTCACCAAAGGTCTTGCAGATACATCGGGAGCAACTGACGCACTGTCATTTGTGCTGGCCTATGTGCGCGATCATGCTGACGCTGCAAGTGCCAGTGATGCAGCAAATTTAGGTTTAACAACCTCAAGATCAGACGCAGCAGGCTTTACAGATTCGATAACTGTTGTAGTCGCATTGATACAGTCGTTGTCAGACAGTGGCGCATTTGCAGATTCTAGTGTTATTGGTTTCGGCTTGGCCCCTAGCGATGCGTCAGGCGCTGCCGATCAGATAGATAAAAAAGACTTCTTTAAGGTGATCACCGACATTTTATATGGCACCGATGACCTTGATGGAGAATCCTCTGTTGAGGATGATCAGACGATGGATTTCGTCAAGACGCGGACGGAACTTGGATTGATTACCGATTCCATAGTAAACTTAGCGGGTAAAGGAATAACCGAAACGCCTTCAGCGTCAGACTCTGGGAACTTAACAACTCAGACCTATGCGCTTGAAGATTATTTTGCAGAAGAATATTGCGGCTTCATCCGCAACTTTTAAGAGGTTCAAATGGTTAACGATAACTTAAAACTGCGCGGTGATGTGGCAATCGTTGTTAAAGGCGAAGATGGCACTGTAAAAGATACCCGCGAAATTCACAACTTAGTGGTAGACGATGGCCTGAATTACATTGTCAGCCGCATGAAAGACACTACTCAGGGCGCTATGTCGCACATGGCTGTCGGCTCTGGCACAACTGCCGCTGCTGCTGGTCAGACTGATCTGGTATCAATACTAGGATCCAGAGAAGCGTTAGACAGCACTACTGTTTCAACCAACACCGTTACATATGTATCTAGCTTTGAGGCTGGAGAAGGCACTGGTGCGGTTACAGAGGCTGGCATTTTCAATGCTTCTTCTAGTGGTGATATGCTTTGCCGTACAGTATTTAGCGTGGTAAATAAGGGCGCGTCCGATAGTATGTCTATCACTTGGACTATTACCTTAACTGCATCTTAATTTAGAAGGGGCTACCGATGTCTACAATAGTAACACGGGCAGGCAAAGGCTCGCCCCTGACAAATAATGAGATTGACAGCAACTTTACCAATCTCAACACAGACAAACTCGAAGATGGTGATTTAAGTGTAACTACAAATAGCGTAGGCACTGCTGCACTGGCATATTCTTCTGGGGTGTTCACCTATACCCCACCAGATTTGTCAGGCTATGCGGCATTGTCGGGCGCTACCTTTACTGGCGAGGTAGAGGCTACAGGATTCAACGGTGACCTGACTGGCGCAATATTGTTTAAAGGTCAGGCTGGCGAGGCACTGACCAAAGGCGATCCAGTTTACATATCGGGCATTAGCGGAAATACCACCATAGTTAGTAAGGCAGATGCTGATGACGCTAGTAAAATGCCATGCTTTGGTCTTGTTGATGCGACAGTAAACGCTAACGCTGCTTGCTCTGTCGTCACTTTTGGCACCTTGCAGGGGCTAGATACCTCTAGTTTTAGCGAGGGCGATGAGCTTTTTGTCTCGGCTACAGGCACCCTAACTACTACTGCACCTACTGGCGAATCTGCGTTGTTGCAGAAAATCGCTAAAGTAACAAAGTCACACGCATCAAGCGGCAGCATCAAGGTTAGCGGTGCTGGTCGCACAAACGCCACGCCTAATCTTAATGATGGCAACTTTTTCTTAGGAAACGGCAGCAATCAGGCTGTCAGCGCAGACTTTAGCACTAGCGTTACAAATATTGCTTTGCCACTATCGGGTGGAGCATTGACGGGCGCAGTTACTACCAGCAGCACGTTTGATGGGCGTGATGTCGCTACAGACGGTGCAAAGCTAGATGGCATTGAAGCTGGGGCAGACGTAACAGACACAGCCAACGTAACAGCCGCTGGTGCGTTGATGGACAGCGAAGTAGCTAACCTCGCTCAAGTAAAGGCTTTTGATTCTTCCGATTACGCTACCGCAGCACAAGGCACTTTAGCTGATAACGCTTTGCCTAAATCTGGCGGCACAATGACTGGTGCGCTTGTACTTAATAATACCGGCTCTTTGAAAGTTGCCGCAGGTACTACAGGGCAGCGTGAAGGCTCTCCAGCAGCGGGGATGTTCCGCTATAACACTACTGAAGGTAAGTTTGAAGGCTATACCACAGAGTGGGGCGAGATTGGTGGCGGTGCTGCTGACCTCCTGCTCAACAGCTTTACTGGTGACGGCTCTGACGTAACCTTCTCACTCTCTGGCGCAGCAATTGAAAACAACACGCTTGTCTATATTGATGGCGTGTATCAAAACAAGGCAACGTATGCAGTATCTGGCAATCCCGCTGTAGTTACTTTCTCTGAAGCTCCTGCGAACGGAGCAGCCATTGAGATTATGGTAGCGGCTATTGCAGTCACTGAGATAGGTACTCCAGCAGACAACACAGTCACTACGGCAAAGATTGTAGACAACGCTGTAAACATTGCAAAACTTGCTGTCACTGACGGCAGCACAGGACAAGCACTTATAACTAACGGTTCAGGCACTTTGTCTTTTGCCACAGTTGGCGGCTTGTATAACGATTGGCTGGTTAAGACTGCCAACTACACTATGTTGTCTGGTGACCAAATAGTAGGTAATCACG